AGCGTCGTCTAACTTGGCCCAATGGAAACACGGCTACTTGCTTCACCGCAGATGAGCCGGATTCTCTTCGTGGTCCGCAATTTACGCACGCCTGGGGTGACGAGGTTGCTGCCTGGCGTCAAACTCCTGACGCGGCAGGTATGACCGCGTTTGATAACCTACGTGTTGGTACTCGTCTTGGATCTAATCCTAAGATCGTTGTTACCACGACTCCAAAGAGAGTTCCTCTTCTCTACGCGTTGATGGCTGAGGCTGAAAAAACCGGAAAGGTTATCATTACCCGTGGTTCAACTATGGACAACCAGGGAAACCTATCTAACGCGTATCTAGACGCCATCAAGGGTGTGTATGAAGGAACTCGACTAGCGCAGCAGGAACTATACGGCGAGATGCTCTCGGACGTAGAAGGTGCGCTCTGGACACCAGATCTTATTGACCGTGGTCGTGAATCACAGCTTCCAATGGGAACACCGTTGCGCGTTGTTGCCGTTGACCCGTCGGTTGCAGAGAATCCTCGTGACGAGTGTGGAATTGTAGTTTGTGCGTCAACTGGCGAGCGCGATTTGTATAAGCGCAACTCTTGGGTATTAGAAGACGCAACCGTTCACGGATCTCCTGACGTGTGGGCAAACAAGGTAGTTCAAATGGCACGCAAGTGGGGTTGCCCTGTGGTCGCGGAAGTTAACCAAGGCGGTGCGCTCGTTCGCAACGCAATTAACACCATTGATCCAAGCATTAAGGTTTTAGAGGTTCACTCCAAGTATGGCAAGGCTTTACGCGCAGAGCCAATTACGCTCGCGTATGAGCAAGGTCGTGTTCACCACGTTGGATACCTTGCAGATCTAGAGAGCCAAATGATCTCGTGGATTCCTGGCGAAGGTAAGTCTCCAGACCGCGTTGACGCTTTGGTACACGCATTAACTGCGCTCCTCATTAAACCTCCTGCTGGTTTCGTTGGTGGAAAGATCACCGCGCGCTCAATGGCAGGTCGCAAGATTCCAAGCGATAGAACCGGCGGTGTTTTTAAAGTTCGCTAGCATGTATGCTATTCAGCTAAAAGCATGGTATTGTCTACTATGCGTACCTCTAAGAGAAAGAACAGACATAAATGACAAAAAAGAAGATCAAGTTTATTGCTGATAACAAGACAGTAGAAAACTTTGTTCCTATTCCTAAACCAGCCAAGGCTTGCATCCCAGACTGGTATAAAGAGACGACTATGTTTTATTCTGGAAAAACCCTAGAGATAGGCAACGACTTTAAAGCTCTAAAAACAATAAAGGCGTGCATGCCCGTTCTTGACAGTATCACCGCTGGATACATACAAGAGACGTGGCAAGACTTTTTTATAGAGCACAATGACGAAGGAGGCATCCGGTTTGCAAGCCCTAACGGTGATATTGAGATGGTATCAATACGAGATCACACGAGCTTAGGGAAGATGCCAATTCCAGAGGGGCATGCTGGTTTTTTCTTACACTGGAATCGTGTGTGGGCTCCAGTACTACCTAAAGGATACAGTGCCATTATTCAACATCCATCTTACGGCTACGATCTACCTTTTACTGTTGTTCCTGCAATAATTGATGCAGATGAGTACAACGGCACAAAGGGCAAGGTTGGCTTTTTTATAAAGAAAGATTTTCAAGGTCTCATCCCAGCTGGAACTCCTATGTATCAGATCATACCCTTCAAGAGAGAAGCCTGGGAGTCTGAGAAGGTAATTGTAGGTGACGCAGAGCGTCTAGAGCTAGATAAGCAGAACTTTGCCATAAGGCAGAGCTTTATCGGAAGCTACAAAAAGAAGTTCTGGCAAAGAAAAGACTTTTCATAACACTTAGTGTACACAACATGTTATCGTGTACCTTATGGAAGAGAAGCGTCGTCCCGCACGTAAGCAGGAACTACCAGCGTCTGAGGTTCAACTCCTTTCTACTCTATTTCACAAGGAGTTCTACACCCGCGTAGGCCAGTTGTTCGAGGCAGGTTGGCCTCTTCAAAGTATAGGTAACGCGTGCAATCCTCCGCGTAGACGTTCTACGGTTAAGTTTTGGGTTACCCGTAAACACGAGTATTCTCCTCTTGATGTGCCAGTTCCTCTACCTAAGCTTAAGACAGGACCTCGCGGTTACGTATCACGACGCCCAGTCTCTCCAGGAATAAGTGAAGCAGAACGCGCACGTATCGAGCAGTTGTCTCCGCTGGCTCGTCGCTACCGTTCAAAGATGACAGGCTTCTCTCCGCAGGCTGCAGCCAATGAAGAACTTACAGCTATCTGCACTCGTCTTTACGAGTCAAACGTCCCAGTTCGCGAGCTTGCCGAGGCGGCAGGCGTTACATATCGCGCAATGGCAAGAAGGTTGGGCAAATGAAGATTGTTCACGATGTGTTTCCCGCGTTTGTTGGAGTTGCCCAGCCAGACCTGGTTCCTACACTGCAGGATCTTAAGTCTGCGCCAATTACAGTTGGTGCCTATCAGGTAACAAAGGCTCGTATCGTTGTGACCGATGAGGCGGTAATGGTTGCGGTTGACGGAAATGAAGGGCCAATGATTATCTTCCGTGAACGGTACACCGAACATCACAAGTCAAATGTTAAAACCGAGGATTCATATATCCTCACCGAGACGGGCAAGATGCTCGCCTATAAGAAGGACGAGAACTGCGGTTGCGGTTCGCGTCTACGCTCGTGGAATCCGTATCGCCACGTGTACTCAGACCAAGATCCAACCGAATGAAAGGAATAAACTATGGAAATCGCCTTTGGTAATTTCATCATATTAGCACTTGCAGTATACCGCGCTAGCCGCCTTATCATCGAGGACACAGTTCTTGATAAATTCCGCAAGAAGGTCTGGAAGAAGTTTAAGCCAGCCGATGGAGGTATCGGCTATCTCCTCACATGTTACTGGTGTGTGTCATTTTGGATCTCATCACTAGTTATAGTTTCCTATATTATAGTACCTATACCTACGATTGCCGTGTGCGCTGTTTTTGCGCTATCAGCAGCCGCAGGAGTAATAACCGCGTGGCTGGAAAAGTAGTGCCCAGCTGTTCCGTTAACAAGGACGAGGAGTAATAAGTGGCAGTATTTAGCCGTGACTCAAACGGCAACAGATCACAGCGCCCTAGGTCGGCTGCAGCTACTCGTCGTGCAATTAACTCACCTGCTCTTTCCCTTAGCTCAATAGCAACTATTCCTGGTTTTGCATCGCCAGTTGCATACTCAGCTCCTCGTGGACTTACTGCAGCAGCATCTCAACTTCGTCTTAACGATAAAGGTGAGGCCGAGCAATTCCGTAGTCGCAGAACATCAGGATCAAATGCCTGGCAGTCTGAGGCGTGGGAATACTATGACGCAATCGGTGAAATTAAATATGCCTTTAGCCTAGTTGGCTCGGTAATATCTCGTATTCGTATCTTTGCGGCAGTAATTGACAATCCTGCAGAGCCTCCACTTCCAGTTCGTAACAGTCCTCTCATTGATGAGCGTCTTGCCTCAGCGGCAGAGCGTGCAATCGTGCGTCTTGACTCAGCATACGGAGGTCAGGCTGGTCTTCTCCGTGATGCAGCACTCAACCTTGCAGTAGCTGGCGAGTGCTACCTTGTTCAAATTCCAGAGCGTCAAGGTCAAGGACTTCCTGAGACATGGGATATCCGTTCAGTTGATGAGATTCAGATTGACCAAAAGGGCGCGTACACAATTATTCCTCGACGTGAAACAGGTTCCTACACAGGACAAAAACAACCTGGTCAAATTATACTTCCAAACAATGCGTTTATCGGTCGCATCTGGCGAGCGCACCCACGCTACTCTGATGAAGCAGACTCAAGCTTACGTGGCTTGTTAGATCTTTGCTCAGAACTACTTCTCCTCAACAGAACGTTCCGTGCTACAGCGCGCTCACGTCTAAATGCTGGCGCCTTGTATCTTCCGGACGGGCTTTCTGTTGCAGGTTCACCAGATCCTGATTATCCGTATGATGATGATGACTCAATGAATCAAGCCTATACCCCTGAGGAGGCGGCTGACGAGTTCGAGGATCAACTTATGGATGCGATGACAACGCCTATTCGTGATGAGGATTCAGCATCTGCGGTTGTTCCACTTATTATTCGTGGTCCAGCAGAACTTGGCGACAAGATTAAGCAATTCAAGTTTGAGCGCTCGTTTGACCCAGCGCTTGCACAACGTGCAGATCGTGTTCTAGAAAGAATTCTACAAGGCCTTGATGTCCCAAAGGACATCGTTACAGGTCTTGCAAACGTTAAGTATTCCAATGCTCTTCAAATTGATGAGTCACTATACAAAGCACATATCGAACCGTTAATGCTTCTGATTGCAGACGCTATTACAGTTGTTT